CAGGGGCTTGGACAGGTCCCCCCGGGCGTTGCCGGGGGCCATGACGACCTCTCCGTACTCCATTTCCACGTCCAGGTGGTGTTCCTGGCAGTAGGCCAGGCCGGCCGCCTTGCGCTCACCGCAGTACTGCGGTGAGTAGGCGGAGTACTCGGTCTGGTGTCCGCAGATCTGCGAGCCGCGCCAGGGCTCGCGGGGCAGGGTCTTGATGGCCATGTCAGGCACCTGCCTTGTCACGGCCCATGAACACGTCTTCAAGCCACGCCGGCCACTCGCACTCGTTCTCGCAGCGCTCGAAGTGCCGACCGCATGCGCACCGGGGTGCGAGGCTCACGAGATAGACCTGAGTCACGCCGGATGCGTAGACGCGACTGTCCGTGCCGTCAAGGTGCAGGAAGTAGAACGATCCGTCGTTCATGTCCTGTACCCATTTGATGGTGCGGACTTCGCTCACGTGGCTGATTCGGTACCGGGCGCCCATGGTGAGCGCCCCGGTACCGATCATCTCCCCCGGCTGCGGGGGAGCCTTGCTAATCTCGCTCACAGTCGGTCCCGTACCTCTCCGTACTGGACTGGCCAGAGAGCCCCTGCCATGCCGGACAGGGGCTCTCGTCGTGCTCTCTGTAAGAGCAAGGGGACGCACTCCGGAGAGTGCGTCCGATGATCCGGCAGGGTCAGGCCTCTTCGTTCTCGCTCGCCCAGTAGCCGAGTCGCTCGCCCTCGGCTTCGAGGAAAGCGCGAGCGTCGTCCTTGTACTGCGACAGGCTGCCTTCCTCCGCGTCTGCGGACAGGAAACTCGCCAGGGAGTGCGCCATTTTCGCCGCGGTGGCCGCGGTGGCGTTGCTGTGCAGGTCCTTGCCGCTGATCACGCTCTTGCCGGCAAAGCGCACGATGTAGTGCCAGGCGTTGTGAGCGTAGGCGCGGCCCTTGGTGTGTCCGCCGACCGCTTCGATCGTGATCGTAATCTCCGCGTCACCCATGGTCATCGGTGCGACGGTGAAGGTCTCAGACATGATGTTCCTCTCCGAACGTCATGTGCCCGGCATGCCGGCCGGGCGGTGTGTGGCTTGCTACTGCAAGACCGATGGGACGCTCACCCGTGGGGTGATGAGCGTCCGACTGTCCGACAGGTTCAGGCCTTGAAGAGCGTCATGCCATGGCGCTCGCCATGCAGCCATGAGCCGCAGCCGTCGCACTGTGACGTGCTGTACGTGTTCGTCTCGCAGTCGCACTCATAGTTGTCCGGCTGCTGGCCCTGAATGCGGGTCTCGCAGTCTTCCGAGTGCTCCTCGTACGCCATGCCCATGGCCACGTGGAACCCGTCCCCGATGGACGACAGGGGCTCTTCATCGTGCGGCCCATACAGGTCGCTGCAAGATCCACACTCGCCGTTGGCGTGGTGCAGCATGCAGTCCTGGCAGACCCAGATCGTTCCGTTGCTCTCGCTCTCCGCAGCCGCGGGGACGGTTGCGTCCACGCACACCTCGGCAACGAACGCGTTCCAGCCGCCCTCATAGTTGGCGGTGATGTACTTCAGTGCCCGGTTAAAGGTCACCGTCTCGGCGACCATGCCCAGGCAGTCCGAGGCCCAGTCGCGAGCCTCGGTGATCTGCTCTTGCGTGATGTCCTGCGTGTTCATGATCAGTTCCTCTCCGAACTGTCGTGCCTGCTCATCAAAGAAGCCGGCATGCCGGCCGGCTTCCATGACGAGGGACGGACCGTATGTAGCCAGTCCGTCCGCACGCCTTCAGTGTGTGTCCCAGCGTCTTACGGCGGTCGCTGGGTAGCCGTGGCGCACCTCCTAGGGTGCGCGGTCGCTTGCAGTGGTCCAGGAGGATGGTGATCGTCTGTCCTGGGCTTCCAAGGTGTTGTGCTTCAAGATTCTTTCGGCTTGCAAGCCGTTCGCTGGCGCCCGGGGTGTGACTCCCATCTGCGTAGGCCGGGACTTGAAGCTCCCTGCCTCCCGTATTCCGGTCCGGGTGACCGTGCGCCGCCCGGAAGGGCGACGGTTGGTGAAGTTCACAAGGGCTCTTTCGAGCCACAGTCACTCTCAAGTCCCCCCGTTCCCGGGGCTTCTTGAAGCGATGGCCCAATCTAAGCATCTGTCCTAGCCATAGGACAAGTCCTGTGAGCAAGATCTTCTGACTTTGTGAAGGGATCATGAAGAACAGTCCTCTGACCTGCGGGAACATCACGCTTCACAGCGTTCGTACAGATGTCCAATCAATCGGAGATAGGACAATGGTCAGTACATAAGGCAGTCAGAGACCTGTCGCGGTGCCAGGCAACGGCCGGCGGGCCGCGGGGACCAGTTCTGGTCCTTGACGGGACAGCTGGTGCGCCGCATAGGGCGCACGCCGGCATGGAAGGGCGCATGACTGCGCCACGGCGGCCCTACGGGGCCAGTAGGTGCCAGGAAGGGCCCTGTACGGCCGCCTACGGGCCTGGCAGCCCGAAGCGGCACTGAGAGACCAGGACGGCATGAGAAGCCGTCACAGGGGCATACAAGCCCGTCCGTTGGCCGGCAAGGCCAATCGGCGGGAAGCAAGCCTCGCGTGTGCCTGCACGCGTGCTCGCGCGCACATGCGCGTATGGGCAGCCGAAGGCTGCCATGGCAGACCGGAAGGTCTGCATGGTCCCCCTTCCGCTATCCCCCCCAAGGGGGAGCGGTCAAGGTTGCGGTGAAGAAGAAGGGCAGGCACTGCCCGCCTCGCGCGTGCGTACGCACGCATAGGCCGGCCTATCAGGCCGGCATGGTGAGCCGTCAGGCTCACGCACATGAGCGGTGAGGACTGTAGGTCCACACCGCATGATCACGAAGTGATCCCCCTAGAGCGGGCCGACGGGCCCGCCATGGTGCCGTAGGCACAAGAGGGCATGTCCCGAAGGACATGCCCATGTGTGTGTCGCCATGTGGCCGAAGGCCACCATGCAGGCCTGCGGCCTGCCATGTATGGGTGAGGGGGAGACATCCATCTGTGATGGTTGTCTTCTCCGAAGCCATCCCATCGGCCCTTCGGGCCTCCATGTGGCACTCTGTGCCACTCATATCCCCCCATATAGGGGCCCGAAGGGCCCTATGGAGGCACGGAGTGCCTCACTTGACCCCCGGGTTTTAAACCCGGGGCCGATGGGATGGGATGGTCTCCGACCGACCATCCATCTGAAACCACCTAGTGTGGAGGTCCCCTGGAGGGGCCCTCACTTGGTCTTTCTTGTGCGCCCTGAAGGGCGCCATGCTTGGCGGCCTGTCGGCCGCTCTTGACGCGCGTACGCGTCGCGACATTCAACATAGGGCTGTCAACCCCGAAGTGCAAGTCTCAACCCTGGCTTGAGGGTTGGTACACCGTCACTAACGCTAGTACCGTTGGGGCATGGCACAGAAGCCGATCGACCGACCAGAGCCTCTCGTGAAGCTCAGCGTCTACATGTACGCCAAGGAGCGCCAGGCCCTGCGTGAGCAGGCAGCCAGCAAGGGGATGGCCATGTCGGAGTACGTGAAGTGGCTCGTCTCCATCCACGCCCGGGAAGAGGCGTGAAGGCCCGCTGGGCGGGCTGGTGCAAGGTCTGCCGGGAACGGATAGCCCAGGGCGATGGAATCGCCCCAGCGTCCGGCCAGGACGGTTGGCAGCATGAAGTCTGCCCTGTAACTCAGGGCGCTCCCGCCGCCCGTTCCCCGAAAATCCATGTCGCCCGCACCGGTTGGACCGGCGGGCGCCGGCAGGGGCATACCCGGGGTATTCGTAAGGTTTCCTAACCGTTGCATAGTGCAACCATTGGCAGGGTCCTTGTGGACGTCAGGATCCTGACCGGGTCGGATTCCCCAAGAAGCCCTGTACGGCCCTCTCCCGGCCTTGCCGGTGATGGTGGTCCCTGTCCAGGTCCGACGTATTCTCTCCCGCCGTAGGCCCCCCCAAGGGGCCCTGTGACGCTGGGAGGCCCGGATGGACGACCAGGAGCTGGACAGGCTCTACACCGCAGTCCGGGACCACAAGGCCGCCTACGAGGCGGCCGTGGGTGTGATCCAGCGGCAGAACGAGGAGATCGCGACCCTGAGCTTCCAACTGGCCGAGGTGGACAGGAACTTCATCGAACTGTCCAAGCAGTCCGGGGAGGACCAGGCGGAACTCGCCCGGCTCAAGGTCGCCTTCCATCTCCTAGTCACCGCCTGATGGCGCGCCTGCGCGTCACCGAGGACGGCAAGCTCAAGCCGTATGACAGGCGGGTCTCCCAGCAGTCCAGTGCGGATGCCAAGGGCATCATCCTCGCCACGGTCCGCCAGGGGTGGACGATCGAGGAGGGCTGCCGACAGGCAGGCAAATCCAGGTCGTCCTACGACTACTACCGCAAGACCGATCCCGATTTCCGGGACCTGGTTGACCGGGCCCTCCAGGACAAGATTGCCAGGACCAAGGGCAACCGCCTGGCGGTGCCGGCCTTCCCGGAGTTCTGCGAGAAGTACCTGAACACGCAGCTCTTCGCCCACCACTTGCAGTGGGTGGACCTGATGGCCGGCGAGGAGCCCCGCGGGCTCCACCAGAACCAGCGGTACGTCAAGGGCGACGCAGACCAGATCCTGGTCAACACCCCGCCCGAGCATGCGAAGTCCACGATCCTCACCGTCTCGTACGTGGTCTGGCGGATCTGTCAGGACCCGAACGTCCGGATCTTGATCATCAGCAAGACCCAGGACATGGCCAAGAAGTTCTTGCTGTCCATCAAGGACAGGCTGGCGGAGTCCGAGAGCTACCTGGACCTCCAGCAGGCCTTCGGCCCCCCCGGGGGCTTTGCCGAGGGCGCCAGCGCCTGGAGCGCTGACAAGATCTACGTGGCCGGGAGGGACAGCGGCGAGAAGGACCCGACCTGCCAAGCAGTCGGTATCGGGGGCCACATCTACGGCTCCCGCTGTGACCTGGCCATCATGGACGACTGCGTGGACCATACGAACCACCAGCAGTACGAGACCCAGATTGACTGGATCCAGAATCAAGTCGGCTCCCGCGTGGCGGATGCCGGCGGGCGCATGCTGCTGATCGGTACCCGCATGGAGACCGTGGATCTCTACTCGGAGATCCTGAAGCCCCAGTACTACGTCGAAGGCACGTCCCCCTGGACGTACTTGACCCAGCCGGCGGTCCTGGAGACCGCGGAGGACCCCAAGGACTGGGTGACGCTCTGGCCGAAGACCAACAGACCACCCGTCACCATCGCTGCCCGCAAGCTGGTCCAGCAGGGCGAGGACGGCCTCTGGCCGATGTGGGACGGACCGGCCCTGGCGAGGAAGCGCCGCAAGATGAGGGCGCGCAACTGGTCCCTGGTCTACCAGCAGGAGCAGGTGGCCTCTGACGCCATCTTCAAGCAGGAGATGGTGCAGGGCTGTGTGGACCGGGCTCGGTACCCGGGCCGCATGATGGCCGGCCAGGTCCAGCACCGCACGCACGGCATGGACGGCCTGGTCGTCATCTCGGGCCTTGACCCGGCGGCCGCCGGGTACACCGCTATCCAGACCTGGGGCCTTGACCGGCAGACCGGTGAGCGCTGGGTGCTGGAGGTCGTGAACCGCAGGGCCCTGCCCCCGCACGAGCTGCGGGCGGAGATCCAGCGGATCACGGAGCGCTACGGCGTCTCGGAGTGGCGCATCGAGAAGAACGCCTATCAGGCGTCCATCGTGCAGGACCGCCTGATCCGGGACTACCTCAACGGCCGCGGCGTGCTGCTGACCGGGCACACCACGGACAGCAAGAAGTGGGACAGCGACTTCGGCGTCGCCTCCATGGCGAGCCTCTTCGAGGGCTGGCAGGACGGGCGGAACCTGATCCGCCTGCCGTCGCAGACGCAAAGTGAGGCAGTCCGGGCATTTGTGGAGCAACTGTGCTCCTGGTTCCCGGAGACCAAGGGCCTGACGGACACCGTCATGGCCGCCTGGTTCGTGGAGATCCGCTGCCGGGAGCTGATGGGCTCCGACACCGACGGATGGCACATGGGCGGATCGTCCGAGTTCATGTCCGCCCGGGACCGCGAGGGCCAGATGGTTGTCGACATCGACTCGGCCCTCATGCAAGGACAGATCCAGCCGTGGGACGGCAGCTTCAGCGGCTGGTCCCGGCTCAACTGAAGGACGGACATGATCAAGGGACAGGACTGGGCGGGCTACCAGAGCCCGACTCCTTCGACCTCGGGCCTGGACTTCGCCTTCACCAAGGCGACCGAGGGCACCGGGTACAAGAACCCGAACATGGGCCGCCAGGCGGCCACGACCCGCGCCGCGGGCCTCGTGCTGGGGTTCTACCACTTCGT